ATTTCTTTGTATACCTGAGTCTAAATTATAATTCCATTTATAACCTAATAAATAACTTATATAAGGTAAATATTCATCATTTATTCGATCTATGGATCCAAACGATAGTATTTCTTTTACCGAATCTGATACTATATCGAATATTTCTTCGTCTATAGTATCCATAAATTCTTCTAAAGCTTTTACTTTACCTTTAATATTATTATCTGTTAGTACATCGCTGTTTCTAGTATACTCAGGTAATATAGAGTACAAAAACGCCATAATTATAGGCTCCTTATTTACTATACAATAGTAATGTTGATATTACCAACATCAGCGATTTCATTTGGCAATAAAGTATATACTTCACTGACATAGTCAAAAGTTGTTAATTCATCTATTTTAGTGGCTGTCAATGGTGTAATTATAACTTGTTTCTTATTAATATCTTTAACATAATATATTATATCAGTATCAGAAGTATTAACTACTTTCCTGACAATGTCAACATAATATCTAATATTAGGTGTAACCTTTGACCTACCAATAGATGTCCATTCTATTATTTTACCGTTGTCTCTCAATTTATAATCTACATCTTCTTCTAATACCAAATTATTATTAACATAAACTTTGTTTACCTTAGTTAAATAATTTACATCCATTGCAGTATCCAAATAATCCAAAATTGAACCACTTTTTATCATAGTAATAGTATCATCTACAAAAGATATCATCGCAGTTTTAATTAATTCCGCACCTTTTGCAAATCTAGGATAATCAGTAAAATAAAGAGAATTTGAACCTCGAGGAACAGTTGTTTTAAGTGTGGGAATATATTTTTTATTTTTTACAATTATCTTTGTATTACTTGGAACATCTCGATCAAGCGGTTCGTTCAAATATAATTTATTACCAATTTTAAATAATACTTTATAATACTTATTAGGAGCATCTTCAAAATAAATAGTAGCATTTGAAAAATTCATCAAAGTGTAATTAATTTGTTCACCACTAATTAATGTATCTACTTTAAACGAAACTTCTTTCTCACCATATTTATGATTCAACTCAGTTACTAACATTGGATATATTAAACTTCCATATCCAATACGCATATCATCAGTTATATTATTTTCTATTGTAGCTTCATTTAATTCTTCATTAATATCGATAATTTTCGTAGTTAAAGCTAATTCCATATCTAAATCTAATATATTGATTACAGCACCAATCTTCAGCATATTAGTATCATCGATATATCTTATCGTATTAGATGAACTTACTTCTGTTATATATATAGTACGATTTTCATTAACTGTTAAGTTGTTAATAGCACCAACACCTGAAACATTTGATATCAGCTTATATAACTCACGAATCGAAACTTCTTCTCCAAAATCGCGATTCTTCCATCCTAAATAATTATTAACTACTTCTCTAATTTTATTTGAAACAACTGAAGAAGATATACCTGCATTAAGACTAACATTAACATCAACATCATAAGGTATAAAAGTAGGATCTATTACATCGACTTGTGTAGCTATAATTTTTTTACTTTCTAAAAAATTCTTTACATAATTCCTAAAAGATTCAGTTGGATATCTTTGCTTCTTAGGAATTATACACACTTTAACACCAAATATTCCAACTTCATCCATTAATGAATTATCGATAACTGAAACTTTCTCAACTCCAGGTATCATATAAGTGATATCTTCAAAATCTTGTCGTGTTACGCACCGATTTTGAGTTCTGTAAATACTAGGTACATTTCTCTTTACTTCATCAATCGATTCACCATCTGATGCACCAACAGCATTTTGTTCATTAATTACTTTAATATTTGGTACAACACTGTTTTCAGAATCATATATAAAATCATTTATTTCTGTAATCTGAAACGGTAATACATTATGATTTGAATTTACTCCAACAGTATACAATACATTAACAATTAAATTTTTAGCGGGATTTGCACCAAAATTTCCGTCACCAAATGATATATATCCATAAAATTGATCATCGTAATCAACTGTAAAGTATTTATCTTGACCTGGAATATCAATAAAATCTACTTCGGTATATAATTCATCATTAACTGTTAATGATTCTACAGAGCTAACAGGAAATTGACGTAATTTATACCTTCTTCTTGGTTCTCCAGTAGAAATAAATGATTCTTCTACTAAAGTACCAGATTTTGCTTCAACCTCTACAACAGTTTCTCCAACATAAAGTATTTTATTTTCTGTCGTATAAAATGGTATACCATTTTTAGACATAACTGTAGTATATTTAGGTATCATTATATCCTTAGAGTGCGGTTTATCTAAGTAAAATTTAAGTGTCACAACTGATTGACTAGGAGGGCTAGGCTTGTAACCTACAGTTCTAGCAAGAGAATATACACCAGTTTTCGTTTTAGCTGTTGGTAGGAAACATTCATTGATACTCATATTTAAATAGTAATTCATAAGTGTTGCTTCATAAGCAAAAGCTTCTAATAACTCTACTCCAAAGTTACTAGCTAAAAAATCTGTCCACCGATTTGGTAATCTAGCTTGAACTCTACTCTTTAAAAGCTCCATAATTTCTTCAAAATCTATCGGTAATCTTTCAATATCTGTTAAATTCAAATTATCCATATGGTTTAACCCCTAATATAAAAACTAAAATTATCTTCAATACCACTTGTTTTATAGTAAAATGATACCATTATTTTGATAGTATGATTGTCATAATCTATATCAAAATATACATCTCTAACTACGATCCTTGGTTCCTGAGTATTAATAATATTACTTATTTCATTTCTTAAATCTTCAATAATTATTTCATCTAAAGGTTCAAATAACATTCTCTTTAAATTATGTCCAAATTCAGGTTGCATTACCCGTTCACCTTTAGTAGTGCCAAGAATTCTTTGTATAGAAGCGCGTATTAAATTACGATGATCATTAACTTCCATTAATCCAGGAACATAAGTATCAGTATCTATAAGTATAGGAACTGGACCGCTGTAACCAGCTGCTTCTCTATTTTTAGGATATGTATACTCGTAGCTGTAAGACATTTAATCACCTTTTTTAACTCTTTAGATTAAATTTAATCTCTTAATTTGCAAATGTGTCAGTACTACTAGTAGTATGCTCTCCGGCTTCACCGCATTTTATACATTTAGTATCATCATTTAATCTAGTTAAATTTAAATCATTGACAAAAACATCTGGACTACCTTCAATCGATTCAAAAGTACCACTATGTGGACAATTAGTTGGACCAGTATCAGTTAATCGGTGTACTTTTTGATCATTAACATATACATTATTACTTCCTGTATCGTTAGTACCATTTCTAGAATGAGGGCAACAATTTAAGCCTAAATCGCATATTCCAACTGTACGATCTGTAACTCGAGTAACTCCAGGCATATCTACGCTACACTTCCTTCATCATTTTCATTTACAATAGCTCTATATTCTCCTTCATAAAATGTAGCTGCAGGTTCCATATGCATTCCTTCATCTTGTCCATTCCATGTATTTAACGGACAAGCTATACCATATTTTGCAAATATATAGTAAACTTTCTCCCTTTCATTACAATCATAAGAACTGTAGTTAAAATCAAATGCTGCTCCATATTTATGCATCGAATCAGATGCACCGTACCTGTTTCCACTTCTGAATCCATCAGTAAATTGAAATTTTTTATATAAATCTGGTTCATTTTCCTGCATATAATCTAAAGCAGCTTCTATTCTAGAAGCAAATTCACTATTAAATCTATAATCTATATTACCTTTTCTGTGTCTTTTTAATGTGCGTATATCTTGTTTATAATATTGTTTCATAGCACGACTAGCTTGTCTTTGAGTTGCACCCCACTGTCGCATTGGTGAAGCTTTTTGTGATTTACATTCATTACCTAAGCTAGGACCACCAGTTGAACTAGATTGATATACTGGATTAGCCTGATCACCACAATTAGTATTAACTTTTATGTTATAATCATCTAGCTCTCTTTGATATTTATCTATTTCTTCTGGGGTCATAATTTCAAGTTCAGCTTCTGTTTTAATATACTGCAATGGTATAACATTTTCTTTACCAGACGGATTCATTTTAATATAATGATCTGACATTATAACCACATCATGTGCTGCATGAATTACAATGTCACCATCATCAGAGAGAGTTATCGTCGATCCATTACGATGTTTAAGCTCAATATACTGAGTATTATCATCAAATAATATATAACCAGTATTAGTCTTTATAATCTTTCGATCTGGATATACATCTTTAGCTTCAGATGGTACTACATTCTCATCTTCTCTAAATATAGTTCCCAACCATAATGGTTTATATGGACTTCCATTGACGAACATAACTGTTACTAATGAATTTAATTCTGGAATAAAAAATATTCCTTGGTCAGTATAACCATAAGGAAAACAGGGTTCAGACCAAGGTAAATCTTCTTTTTCAATATTTCCATAAACACTTGGTACAGAAATTTTTAATCGTCCAAGTTTCTTAGGATCATCATTATCAACTACTAAACCTACATAAATACCAGTAAATTTAGATGCCACTTGTAATAGGTCCTCCTTCTGGACTCTCCATACCCTCTGAATCAAGCTCCGAACATAATACCATATGCATATATGGTTGATAAGGGTGCACATTAGTCATTCCATAATTATATGTTACAGATGCAATATAATACAAACCGTCCAAGTCCTTAGTTTTACCGTCTTCTTGACTGATAATTTCTAAACAATTCAATGGAGTTAATTCAGGTATAATCTCGGCAAAAGTA